CTTTACAGATTGCTTTAGATTGGTAACAAACCAACAAGACAACTTCTATGATGTTTCATATATGGAAGTTATTGCTGGAAGAACAAAGCCTACAAGTGGCACGTTGACAGTTAAGTTAAAAGTATTTAAAATAAACAACTCAACAGGTATTAACTTTTTTGCTATAAACAGTTATCCTATTGACGATACGTCTGAATTACTACCTACGGGTAAAATCAGATCATATGACATCCCAACATATATTTCAACAAGTGGTACAGTTTATCACTTGAGAGAATGTCTTGACTTTAGACCATACGCAGACTTAGGTGCTGGAGCAAGTTACTCAGCATTAACAGAAGGTGCGGCTTCAGTAGTTACATCGACTGTTGGTGGCACACAACCATCGTTTGCAGGTTCTTCGGGTCATGTATTCCCAATGTTAAATGGCAACGTTAATCATGACGTCGAGCATTACTTATCCAGAATTGACGTAGTTACCATTGATTCATATGGCAAATCTGCTATAGTCAAAGGTGAAGAAGATGAGCGTCCAGTACCACCTAAAGTTGGTTCTGATCAACTTGTCATTTCACAGGTTACTATACCAGGATTTCCTGTATTGTCACCACAAGAAGCGTCTGATAGACAGAAGCCTTACTATGCTTGCACAACTAAAGCGTCAGGTGTTAAAAACTACACCATGCGTGATATCGCCAAGCTAGAAAAGAAGCTTGATGCTATGGAATACTACATCAGCTTAAATCAATTAGAACAGAGTACACAAAACTTAAATGTGGTAGATCAGAATGGTTTATCAAGATTTAAGAATGGTTTTATTGTTGATCCTTTCAATGATACAAGCATATCTGCATTAGACAATCCAGACTTCCAAGCGGCTATCCATTCAGATACAAAAATGCTTACACCAGCACTCAACACGTTCCCACTAGACTTGATCTTGAAAACGTCAACAGGTGCAACTATATTCCCAACTACAGATGATCCAGAAGTAGCGTCTCTAAGTAGAAATGCGAACACAAAACTAATTGGTCAGCCATATGCGACTAACTTTAGAAACTGCGTGTCTAACTTCTGGAAATACGATGGTGTTGGTTCATTGTCACCAAGTCATGATATGGCTCAAGATACAGTAACAAATCCAGTCACACTTGATATTGATTTGGTAACGCCTTTCACTGATTTTGTGCAAAATCTACAAAACTTTATTCCTATGACAATACAAAACTTCAATCGTACAACCAGAGCTATGACGCATCTTGGTGGACGTCAATGGAACATTCAAGATACTACTACAACTTCTACAACTGCATTAAGTGTTAATGAAGCAAATTCTCAACAGTCAGTAGGCGACTTTGTTTCTAACTTTGAGTTCCAACCATTCATGCGTAGTCGTTCAATCGGCATTTTTGCATCAGGGTTACGTCCAAACACACGTCACTATTTCTTCTTTGATGGTGTGGATGCAAACGAATATGTACGACCAGGTACAAATGCTGATACAAGTAGAAGAGTGAGACGTAACGGTGCAAAAGGCGCGGCTGTTAGTACAGATTCTAATGGTAAGCTTCGTGCAGTATTTGACTTGCCAGATGGAACATTCTATGTTGGTGACAGAACTATGACAGTTGTTGACGTAGATCAATATTCAAGCATTGAATCATCGTCTACATCTAAGATTGATTTAGAGTATCACGCATATAATATATCAGTTGAGAAGAGTGCTTTGACAACTTCCACAAGAATACCAGATACTGACACTGGCACAGAAGTAACTACAAGAACACTACCAGCTAGAACTGTTACTATTGACCCACTTGCACAAACATTCTTTGTTAAAAAGGGTATGGGTCGTGGTTCAAATACAGTATTTGCATCTAAAATTGATTTATACTTTAAACGTAAGAGTGATATTAACGGTGCTACAGTTATGTTGCGTGAGGTTGTTAATGGATACCCTGCATCGCAAGTATTACCTTTCTCAAAAGTACACCTAAACTCATCGCAAATTAACACTAGTGATAACGCTTCGGCTGTGACAACCGTTGACTTTGACGCACCAATTAGATTGGACGTTGAGAAAGAATACGCAGTTGTGATTATGCCAGACGCAAACGATCCAAACTATCTAGTATTCACATCTAAAGTTGGTGGGCTTGATCTGACACCAGGAGCTACACAAGGGCAATCAGTTGTACAAGATTGGGGTGATGGTGTTCTATTCTCATCTACAAACAACAGAGCGTGGAAATCATATCAAGATGAAGACTTGAAATTTACTCTTTACCGTCATGACTTTAACGCGGATACAGGTTCAGTTACGCTGACTAATGATGGTCACGAATTCCTTACACTAGCTGATTGGAATGGTAGATTTAACTCAGGTGAAGAAGTGTATGAAGAAAAAGCATTTACTGGCGCTACTTCTGGAAACATTGGTATGCCTATCAACACGAACGTAATCACAGGTACAGGACTTAATGACAGTTTCGCTGCTGGTGATAAAATATTGATTACTAACGCAGGTGGTACTAGGTCTGACATTTTTGAAGTTGTAACTGTGGACTCAGCCATACAACTTACTGTTGAACGTCCAGTGGACTTCACAGTTGGTGCAGGTACATGTAAATCTATTGTTGTTGGAAGAATATCACACTACAACAAACTTGAGCGTTCGCAGATGTTCCTAAGTGGAAGTTCGGCGTCAAGTTCAAAAACATTTACAGCAAACACAACTATCGTAGGGTTCGAAAGTGGTACAGAAGGTACAATTGGAACTATTGATAACATCAATCTTAGCTACATACAGCCACTTATTATGAAAACAAATGACTCAATTACTACAACAAAATTGAGTGGTGTATTTACCGATCCAAGTAATGTGTTGACTTCATACTACATGCCAATGAAATTTGGTGCTAACAATGCGTTTAACCGCAAAGGTGTTGTTCTGTATAGTAAGTCAAATAATATCGATGGTACTAAACCTTTCGACATTACAGTAAGTATGACAAACGATTCTAACACAACATCTACGCCTATTGTTGACCTAGAGACTGCTACAATATTGGCTTATCAATACAAAGCTACTAATGTATCAGATACTACATCTAAGTACATTTCGAGAACAATCGAATTAGCAGAAGATTTAGATGCAGAAGACATGCAAGTATATCTAACAGGCTACCGACCATTTGGCTCAGACATCAAAGTGTATATCAAACCACAGAACGTTTATGATAACGCACCGTTCAACTCAATCCCTTGGTTGGAACTTGAATTGACAGAAGGTGTTGGCGTATATTGTTCAGATACAAATGATAATGACTTCCGTGAATTTAAGTTTGAACTTGCTGATGCAAATAAAGACTCTAGCGGAATGTTAGAATATACAAGTGGCTCTGGTACTTTTGTAGGTTATAGAAAGTTTGCAATTAAAATTGAACTTCTGACACCAGACATAAGTAAATCACCATTTGTAAGAGACTACAGAGCGTTGGCTCTAACATAATGAATTCGTATATACGACATAGAGATTCTAAAGCGGTACTGAATACTGATGTTGCCGCTTTGAATAAATATAAACAAGAAAGAGCGCTTCACACGAAAGTTACGAAGTTAAGTAATGAAGTAAATTCAATCAAACAGCTTCTAGTGCAAGTTTGTGATAGATTAGATCAGATAGAGAAATAGAATGGCAAAATCAAATATACAAAACATCACGACAACCCAGACGTTTCAGAATTGGTTTGATAAAACTAATGAGATGGTTGATCTGTTTCGTGAACAAGCAGTAACTGCAACAGCAACTGGTGATGTAACCGTTGGTGATGCTTCCATACAAGGCGAATTCCAAGCCAACACTTTAATGGCAGATACAGAATTACAAGCAGATTTAATTTCATCATTTTCAAGTGGCGGTACTATTGGATACAGTTCTCCCATAAACATAACTGGCGCTACTAGCCAAACAGTTGCTACATTTACTTTTGTGGGCGCAGGTGCAAGAACAAAATACACAGACACTATTGTCGCTTGGGATGTTGGTTTTAACAACTCTACAGAAGCGGCTTTTATTATTGACACAGGTGCAGGTGTAGTACCTAAATTCAAGATAACACCAGCAGGAACTGTACATGGTTCTAATATAATATTGACTGAAGACATAGTAGCAGATGTCGTTACTGCCAATACCATAAATGGTGACGTTTCGGCAAACACTATTGTCGCAAACACCGTAACAGCTGGTAAATTTGTTGGTAATCTAACTGGTGATGTTTATGCACCAGGTGGAATTACAAAAGTATTCGAGAATGGTAATGGTAATGAAATCCCAGCAACATTCACAGGTAACGTAAACGGTACAGTAAGCTCACTTACAAACCATGATACTGATGATCTTAGTGAAGGTGACGATAACTTATATTTCACTACACAACGTGCAAGAGATTCATTTTCGGCTGATGAAACTGTTAGTATATCTCCAACAGGCGAAATCAGTATACCACAAATGGTAGCAACTAACAGTAACGTTGAATTTAACAGTGTGACCGCAGGTTCTGGTACATATTCTGGAACTGTAGATGCAGATAAATTTACTGGCGATGGTTCAGAATTAACGGGCATTGTTCAATTAGTAAAAGGTTTCATTACATTCAACGGAGCTACAGGGGCTGTCATTGCATCATCTGGCTTGACATTATCAAAGGGTGGAACTGGTAATTATACAATTAATATTGCATCAGGCATTAGACCACCAAACTCTAACTATGGCGTTGTTATTGGTAACGTTGATGATGGAACGACAAGCTTGACTGCTAGACGCGCACCTGATTCACAGACAACAAACTATAACGCATGGAATTCAGCAAGAAGCGCATCAGATTTTACTATCCGCGCATCTAAAAACTACAACACATATGTTGCCATCCCATCAGATGATAACATTGGTCAAACAATTCTAGGTATACAAGCAGTTGATCCAACATTGATAACGGCTATCCTTGTGTACTAACAAAGGAAATATATTATGAAAACTATTTTTTACAATCATCCTATTGGGACACCAAAGGTATGTTTTACAGTATCAGATAAAAGTGTAACAGAATTAAAAAAAGAGGGAGTTATACCTAAGAAATCGGTAAGCGTTTCTTATGATTTGATTGACGAAAATTCTTCCGAAGAGTTGCGTACATTAACTTCATTTCCAGATCGTTGTGAGTTTGATGATATCAAAAAACCTACTAAGGTTGTTGTTGATATTGAATTAATACACAGCTTTGTCCTTACCGAAATTAAAGAAGCTCGTAACATGTGCTTAACAGACTTAGACAGGGTTCAAGTTCGTTATATGGCTATGGGAGATGCAAAAACAGTAGCATCAATCGAGTCGGACAAACAAAAGTTGAGGGACTTACCTGACACATTAGATTTTAGTAAAGCAAAAACTTATTCTGAATCAATGTTAGTTGGTAACATTCCAGCTTTAACAGAAGACTATAAAGTTAAGTATGCATGAGTATACGGTTTGATTTAGATGAAGATGTTCTTAAAGAGATTGATGTTGTCCTCAATAAGAACATGAAAGACATTTTACTTAACACCAGACTGATTGGTGCTAAACGAGTTGATAATTGGGAAAGTTTTCTAACTAAAGACGCTCTCCCAGAATTTGATGATGGAACACATAGAGATCAGAATATGGTTAGCTTTGCAAGCTTAGGGGTTTCCCAGAAAATCCAACCCATATTACAAAGATACTTTAAAGATAATGTGGTGAGAACCAGTGGGTTCTTCCATTATCCAGAGACGGGCTATATGGGTTGGCATACTAATAGTGATAATCCATGCAAACGTCTCTACATTACTTGGACAAAAGAAGGAAATAAATCGTTTTTTCGTTATCTCGAAAACGATACTATAATTACAGATTATGATGATACTGGCTACACAGTCCGTATGTTTGATGTTACAGCACAAGAACCATATATGTGGCATTGTGTTGGTTCGGAGACTGATAGAATAAGTATGGGCTTTGCAATAAAGTGAGACACTGGTTAGTAGATGAATGGTCTATTGATGGACTAACAGCTTATATCGATTGTAAGGAACTTTACGATTGGGCTAAATATAAGAAGACGAATATAGAAACGGTTTTAATATCAGATATTGGTTATGTACCATTAGAAGATATAGACCAAGAAGGAAATAGATATATAAATGCAGACATAACTTTACCATGTTTGGTCGTTAAGGGGATGGAAAATCCATACCACAAGCCCTATCGTATGATAGATGGGCGTCATAGACTTTTGAAATCTGCCAATGAAAATATAATGGAAATTAAAGCTTATGTGTTAGGCCGTAGCCAAGCACTGAAGTTTATCACATACATATGAAAAATAATAAGTGATGGCATGGCTTGCTGTTATAAATAAAAGAAATAAGAAAAAATAAGGGTATCGCAGAATGTCGTTGATTTCAGAACTAGGTCCGATAACAGGCGCAAACACCAGATCAGAAGATTTGTTTGTTGTTGTAAACTTGATACAGGGCGATGATGGTACAAAAAACATCACACGCAAAGAACTCGTTCAAGCGTTACAATATGAAATATTCAATAGAATTACCATAACTGGTGGAGCTATTTCAAACGTTGTAATGAGAGACTCATCTCTACTATCCGTTGATATTGATCAATCTACATTTACTGGTGGTACAATTACTGGAAGCTTTGGTTCTGGTTTAGACCTAAGAGACTCTGATGCTAATAACTTTGTTATTACTGCATCTGAAATCACAGATTCGCAATTTAATGACGGTACTGGAAACAACGTCATTTTGACTAATTCAACTATTGACGATTCAACAATCCTTAATACATCTGCCAATAACATGGCAATACTAAACTCTGACTTCTCTGATGGAACTGGTAATAACAATATCTTTACCAACTCTCAGATCGATAATTCAGATTTCGCAAACGTCGCTATTGAAGGCGGTACTGCTAACAACCTAATTCTTACAAATATCGTTATTGATGAGATCGTTCTTGAAGATGCTCTGATGTCAAACTCAGTGATCATCACAACTGATTTCTCTAATGGTACAATTCGTGATACAGCAATTTCTGGTAATACAACTATCGTTGACGCTGATTTCTCTAATGGTGACATCCGTGACACAGACCTAGATAACGTTACGATAACAAATTCACGTTTTGCAAATGGTCTTATTTGGGATACTGTAACAAGTAACTCATCTATCATCGACTCAACTGCAAACAACATGGTAATGACTAGCTCTATTATCAATGACAGTTCTGCAAATAACATGTCTCTTCTGAACTCAGACTTCTCTGACGGAACTGGCAACAATAATATCTTTACTAATACTACTCTTGATCAAAGCATCGTTCAAAACTCTGTTATTGCTAATTCAGAGTTTCAAGGTACAATGGATAATGTGGTTGCACAAAACTTGCAAATCACAAGTTCATCCGCTGAAGGCTTAGACCAAAAGAAATCTACATTTGATGGTGGTAACATCACAGACTCAAATGTTGCTAACTCAACAATCGAAGGTTCTAATCTAGTTGACTTCGATATGAACCTGACTAAGGCGTTCGAGCCTAAGTTAGATGAAGATAGTTACTTTGCTTTAAAGAACGTTAAAACTGGCGAAACTGAAAAGATGACTTATCGTCAGCTTTACAATGAAGTTTCCAAGAACACAGAAAAAGCACTTAAAATTCACGTTGCTGTTGATGGTGACGACAAATACCCAGGAACTATCCTACAGCCTGTTAAAACGCTTGCAAGAGCTTCTGAACTTGCTATTGAAAAAGCAGGTGGTGATGTAAACCGTAACGACATTGATAACGCAATCCACATCTCAGTTGGGCCAGGCGCATACTATGTTGACGAACCAATCGTTCTACCAGATGATTGTTCATTGTCTTCAACCGCAGGTCAGTACGCTACAGTAATTCGCAAGAAGCCAGGGTACGAAAGAACAAACGGTATCTTAGTTGGTTCTGGTTGTTATGTACAAGGTTTCGCATACATGAACTTCGAAGTTGATAACTTTGATTATCCAGAAGGTGGTTTCGCTATTGCTTACCGCCCTGGTGCGTTGTTAAGACGTTCACCATACATTCGTGACTCCTCACAGCTTTCTAACTTTAACCGTCTTGATGTTGAACCAACACTAAACCCATTCAACTCTAAAGGTGGCATTTCTGATCTTGGACAAGAATTCTATATGGTTGCAGGTCACTCACCACAAACACAGTTTGAAATTGACGATGAAGTAACATTCTCATCTGGTGCTACAGGGTTCATCTCATACATTGCTGATATTGATAGCGACAGACAAATCTACGTTCGTAACCTTAAAGGTAACGTAGAAGTAGGCGACATTCTATAT